TATCGAGTGGTGCCGGTACTGCGGATACGAGCCGGCACCGCACCACCGGCTGTTGATCGACCGCCTGGAGCGGGTCGCACGCGGCGAGATCAAGCGGCTCGCGGTGTTCATGCCGCCGGGCTCGGCCAAGTCGACCTACGCATCGATCCTGTTCCCGCCCCATGTGATGGCAAGCGCTCCGGGCCGCGCCATCCTTGCCGCCTCCCACACCACCGAGCTCGCCGAGAAATGGGGCCGCCGGGTGCGCAACCTGATTGCCCAGCACGGTGCCACCTTGGGCATCCGGCTGTCGGACGACAATCGCGCCGCCGGCCGCTGGGAGCTCGACAACGGCGGGGAATATCACGCCGCCGGCGTCGGCGCCGCCATCATCGGCTTTCGGGCCGATGGGGCGGTGATCGATGATCCCATCCGTTCGCGCGAAGACGCCGATTCCGAGTGTGTGCGCGACAAGATCTGGGACTGGTACAAGTCCGACCTGCTGACCCGGCTGCGGCCCGGCGGCTTTGTGATCCTGATCCAGACCAGGTGGCACGAGGATGACCTCGCCGGCCGCATCCTCGCCGACATGGCGCGCGGCGGGGAAGCCTGGGACATCGTCTCGCTGCCGGCCGAGGCCGAAGCCGGCGATCTCCTCGGCCGCGCGCCGGGGGAATGGTTATGGGACGATGCCTATGGCTACGCCGGCTTCCTGCGCCAGGAGAAGGCGACCCAGTTGCCGCGCAACTGGTCGGCGCTCTACCAGCAGCGGCCGGCGCCCGAGACCGGGGATTACTTCAAGGAGGAGTGGCTGCGCACCTATGCGAGCGAGCCGCCGCGGGCGACCCTCAACGTCTATGGCGGATCGGACTACGCCGTCACCTCCGACGGCGGCGACTACACGGTGCACGTGGTGGTCGGCGTCGATCCCGATAACCGCATGTATGTGCTCGATCTCTGGCGAGGCCAGACCTCCTCCGACCTGTGGATCGAGGCGTGGTGCGACCTGGTGCGCAAATGGAAGCCGTCGTTCTGGGCGGAGGAGCGCGGGCAGATCATTGCCGGTGTCGGTCCGTTCCTGGAGCGACGCGCCATCGAGCGGCAGGCTTATACCTGCCGCGAGCCGTTCGGGAGCCGCAGCGACAAGGCGGTGCGGGCCCAGTCGATCCGCGGTCGCATGGCCATGCTCGGGCTTTATGTGCGCCAGGGCGCCCCGTGGTTGGCCGCGCTGCGGGCGGAACTGTTGAGCTTTCCTGCCGGCCTGCACGATGACCAGGTCGACGCGCTCAGCCTGATCGGACAGCTGCTCGACCGCGTCGGGGCCGGACCGAAGCTCACGCCGCTGGAGCCGCCACGACGCGATGACTATCGCCCGGCCTACGAGAAGTGGTCGATCGACAGCTGGAAGACGATGTAATCGACGAGCCGGGTCTAAAGCATGAGAGCGGCGCTAGCGGGCATGGCAAGGGCGTCTGAAGCCAGGCGCTTAAGCGGCTTGTGCAAACCAAAAGGTGCGACTGGACTTCCCTCGCAAAGGAAGCATCACTGTCGTCGTCCTGGCGTGTTCCGGGATCCCGCCCCGCCGGCACAATTGCCACTGCGGGGCTTCGGTGGTGGCGGCGCCAATCGCCGTCTCAACCGAAGGAGGGTTCCCATGAAAGCGACAAAGAAGCCACCCGCCGCGTCCGTCAAATCTCGCGAGGCCGCCAAGCCACAGGGCAAGCCCGCGCGACCTCGCGGCAATTCCAAGCAGGCCAGCATCATCGCGCTGCTCAGCCGCCCCCAGGGAGCGACCATCGCCGCGGTCATGAAAGCGACCGGGTGGCAGCAACACTCGGTGCACGGCTTCTTCGCAGGCGTGGTCCGCAAGAAGCTGGGACTGGCGCTGGCGTCGGAGAAAGTCGGAGACGAGCGCGTCTATCGCATCCCGGGCCCTGACGCTCCGCGGCCGGCCAAACCGAAGTCGTCCCGGCGCGCGGCCTGACCGTGGTCGCACCTTCCGAACTGGAGGAAGAGATCGCGCATGTGCGCGATCTCGACCTCACCGGCCTGCGGGCCCGATGGCACTCTGTGTTTCGCCGCAAGGCTCCCGATCACCTGCCGCGGCATTTGCTGTACCGCATCATTGCCTACCGCCTGCAGGCCGAACGCCTGGGCGATCTCGACCGCGATACCCAGCGCTTCCTCGACCGGGTCGCGGAGGGGACCGGAAAGGGCGACGAGCTCCCCGCACCGGGACACCGACGTCACGGTCTCCAGCCCGGCACCGTCCTGGTGCGGGAGTGGGACGGCAAGTCCCAGCGCGTGATGGTGCTCGATGAAGGCTTTGCCTGGAACGGCACCACCTATCGCAGCCTGAGTGAGGTCGCCTTCGCCATGACCGGCACCCGCTGGTCCGGCCCGCGCTTCTTCGGTCTGCGTCGGCAGGGGGAGAAATCGCCATGACCGCCAAACCCAAGCGGGTCCGCTGCACGGTCTACACCCGGGTCTCGACGGAGCATGGGCTCGACCAGGAGTTCAACTCCCTCGACGCCCAGCACGAGGCTGCAGAAGCCTATATCCGCAGCCAGACCCATGACGGCTGGACGCTGGTCCGCACCCGTTATGACGACGGCGGCTACTCCGGGGGCTCGACCGAACGCCCGGCGCTGCAGAGATTGCTGGCCGATATTCGAGACCGCAGGATCGACGTGGTCGTCGTCTACAAGGTCGATCGGCTGACGCGCTCCCTTGCGGACTTCGCCAAGCTGGTGGAGTTGTTCGACGCCCATGGCGTCTCCTTCGTGTCGGTGACCCAGCAGTTCAATACCACGACCTCCATGGGCCGGCTGACCCTCAACGTGCTGCTCTCCTTTGCCCAGTTCGAGCGCGAGGTCACCGGCGAGCGGATTCGCGACAAGATCGGCGCCTCCAAGCGCAAGGGGCTCTGGGTCGGCGGCATGGTGCCGCTCGGCTATGTGAGCCGGGACAAGAAGCTCGTCATCGAAGAGGAGGAGGCGGAGCGGGTCCGTACCATCTTCCGGCGCTACCTCGAACTCGGCAGCATCGGGCTCCTCCTCGCCGACCTTCGGAAGCGCGGGATCGTCACCAAAGCCCGCCGGCTCTCCGATGGGCGCAACGTCGGCGGCATCCCCTTCACCCGAGGCTCGCTCGCCTATCTCCTGCGCAATCGCTTCTACATCGGCGAGGTCGGCTTCAAGGGCCAGGTCTGCCCGGGTGAACATCCGCCGATTCTCGATCGCGACCTGTTCGAGGATGTTCAGCAAAAGCTCACCGAGCAGCGCAATGCCAATCAGGCGGCCCGGGCAAGGCGCAATGCACTTTTGACGGGGCGCATCTTCGATGACCGCGGCAACCGCATGAGCCCGACCTACAGCCGCAAAGGCGCGGCGCGGCACCGCTATTACGTCTCCTCGGCCCTGATCCAGGGACGGCCGCAGACCGCGGGGTCCGCCGCGCGCGTTCCCGCGGCCAAGATCGAAGCCACCATTGTGGGGGCGGTTCGTCTGCATATTGGACCCGATGCCCCCACCGATGACACGGAGCTGATCACCACCTGCGTCCAGCGGATCGAGGTGAGGCAGACCGAGATCACGATCGCGCTGGCCGGCCGGGATCAAGATTCGGAAGACGAGACGATCGACCCGCCCGTCCTCACCGTGCCGTGGAGCAAGACGCCGCATCGACGCTTTCGCGACGTCCTTGTCCCCGAAGGCTCATCACAGGCCGAAGCCCATCCGATCCGTTCCGACACCCGAAACAAGCTCGTCACCGCCATCGCACGCGGGCGGAAGTGGCTGTCCGCGATAGAAGCCGGGACCGCCACCGTCGAAAGCATCGTAGCCCGAGAGGCCTGCAGCAAGCGCCACGTCCATATGACGGTCTCGTTGGCCTTCCTGGCGCCGAGCCTCGTCAAGGCCGCCGTCGACGGTCGACTGCCGCACGGGGTTGGCGTCGCCCGCCTGTTCGATGCCCCGGTCGCGTGGTCACGACAGCATCAGATGCTGGGGTTGGCGCACTGAACCCGGCTCCTAAAGCGGCGTGAGACGACTACGAACGATTCCACCATTTTCCGGTTCGAATCCTGGCACCCCAGCCAGCCACAGCGGTCTCTTCCGGCAAAGTTACTGAACTCTGAGAAGAGGCGACATTTCCGGAGGTTAGCAGCCGAGCCTCTGGTCTCTGGCGACGAATTTTGGGCAACTCGCGCCAAAGGCCGCG